ATAAACTAAAAACAAATAAAAATCCAAAAAAATGGGAGCATTATTAGAATCAGGTCTTGTTGGTAACATCGGGTTGAAACACTTGAAAGTTATCAAAGAAGATACAATTAACAAATGGGACAGATTAGGGTTCCTTGAAGGTCTTAAAGGCCACCTAAAAGAAAACGTAGCTCAGTTGTATGAAAACCAAGCGTCATTTTTGATTAACGAAGCAACTTCTGAAGGTTCTAACGGAGCATTCGAAACGGTTGTTTTCCCTATCGTAAGACGTGTGTTCTCTAAATTGTTGGCTAACGATATCGTTTCTGTACAAGCAATGAACTTACCTATCGGTAAATTGTTCTTCTTCGTACCTCGTATCCAAGGTTACCAAACTGCAAGTACTACAGGTGGAGAACATTTCTCACCTGTTGGAGCACCTAACAATAATAGTGGTGATATTACTTCTGATATTATTGGTGCAGGATACCCAGGTGGAACAGGAGCACCTTACGCAAAAAATCTTTATGATTTATTCTACGAAGGTGGTGAAGCAGGATTAGATCCTCCAGGATTGTTTGACTACTCTAAAGGACAATGGACTGCAGTTACTGCAACTGCGACTATCCAAGCATGGACTGGTAGTTCATTAGTTGATGCAACTATCGCAGGTGGAGTACCAGCGGGAGGAGTTCAAATTCCTGCAGGTAACCAAAGAAAAGTTATTTTGAAAATTTCAGGATTTAGAAATTCAGGAGCAGGTAAATTAATCGGACCTGATGGTAATGAAATGGATTCAGAAACATTCTTGTCTGACCTTAAAATTATTGCAACTACATCTTTATCGGCAGATACTACACCTTGTAATGTGACTAAAGATACTAGTGGAGCATTTATTCCATTGTTGTTTAGAGTTGTTACCCAACAATATGGTAAAGGAATTGTTCAGTACGGAACAACTACTCAAACTAATTTCACTTCATCACCTCTTGGAAATGGAGGTTCATTTGAAAATATTTGTGATGCTCAGGGTTATATGTATATTGAAGTTGACCTTTCTTGTCCAATATGTGCTACTTGTGAGGCAACATCTTTAGATGGTTACACAGGTACAACACTTTATTCAGGTACATCAGGTACATCATTTACTGCGGTTTATAGAACTTACAAAAACTTGGAGTTTGAAGACCAAATTGGTGAGGTTTCTTTTGACTTGGAATCAGTAACTGTTTCTGTATCTGAAAGAAAACTTAGAGCACAATGGTCCCCTGAAATGGCACAAGACGTTGCTGCATTCCACAACATTGACGCAGAAGCTGAATTGACGGCTTTATTGTCAGAACAAGTGGCGGCAGAAATTGACCGTGAAATTTTACGTGACTTGAGAAAAGGAGCGGCTTGGAACCTACGTTGGGATTACAACGGATGGAGAAGAATTGGTAACAATACATCTTACACTCAAAAAGACTGGAATCAAACTTTGATTACTGCGATCAACCAATTGTCAGCACAAATCCACAAATCAACTTTGAGAGGTGGAGCTAACTGGATCGTTGTTTCTTCTGAGGTTTCTGCAATCTTTGATGACTTAGAATACTTCCACGTATCTAACGCATCTCCTGAGCAAGATCAGTATAACATGGGTATCGAAAGAGTTGGTACTTTAGCAGGACGTTACCAAGTGTACCGTGATCCTTACTTCCCACCAAACCAAGTTTTGATTGGACACAAAGGAACATCATTGTTAGACACAGGTTACATCTACGCACCGTACGTACCTCTACAATTGACACCTACAATGTACAATCCATTCAACTTTACACCTATCAAAGGTATTATGACAAGATACGCTAAGAAAATGGTTAATAACCGTTTCTACGGACGTATCACAGTTGATGGAGTTAGAACATTTGACTTGAGAGAATTGAGATAATCAATTAAACCGAATAAGAGAAAGGAGACAAGAAATTGTCTCCTTTTTTTGTTTACTCACTTTTTGATAAAGTTCTTATTGCTTTAGAAATAACTTCAGATTCACCTATAGTAAAAGCACCTCTTTGATGTGCAGATTTTACTGCTTCTACTAAATAATGAACTGAATGATCTTTATCCATTGTCATTAGAATTGCATCTAAATGACTTTCATTTAATAAATCTATGGAACCAAATAAATTACCATAGATTACACCATCTTTTTGTTCCATTTTAGTTATTGTTGATATTTATAATAATAATGATAAGTGATCAAAAAATAAAAGAAATAATAAAGGAAGCCACTTCTACAAGTGGTAGCCGAGGATCATATGTTGGACCTTTACAAATTGGTATTCGTTTATTTGAAAAAAATAAATTAGGTCCATTTACAATACCTGTGTCAGATTATGATAGTCCAGAATTAGAATATGATAGTTATGATGGTAAAATGGATACACCAAAGAAAAAGATAAAACCATTAGAAAAAAAAGCTAAAAAAATATCAAATTATATGAAAAACCATCCGGAATTAACATCAAGTGATGAAGATGGAAATGTAATAAATCCATTCCCAAGTAAATTAAATGAGGATCTAGCCGTTTGGTTTGGTACTAAAAAGAAACCAAAAGGGTCTAAACAACCTAAAGGTCCATGGGTTGATATTTGTCGTAAGGTTGATGGTAAACATCCTCCTTGTGGTAGAAGTGATGCCGATAAAGGTTCTTATCCTAAATGTAGGGCCTCTGGTGTTGCGGGTAAAATGAGTGACTCAGAAAAAAAATCTGCGTGTCAACAAAAAAGAAAGGCCGAAAAAAATGATCCTCAGTCAGGTAAAGGTCAAAAACCCGTAATGACTTCACATAAAACAAAAAAGGAATCCGTAGATTCCTTAGTTGATAAAATTTTATTTGAAATTAGAAATACGTTCTAATACCGTATATAATGAATTTTTAATCTGTGAGTTAACCTCTTGTTCCATCTCTGTACGTCTCTTTTCCGTTTCCGTATCAAAAATGTATACAATTCTTTGCCAATCTCTTTGTGATAATCTAATATTATAATTAAATACATGATTAGTTATCTCAATTCTACCAAAATCCATTGTAACAAACATTTGAAATTTTTCATTTCTAATGTATCTTTTTTCAGACATCGGAGCAATCATGAATTCTGAATCGGGATTTGATATTAATTTCAAACATATTTTAAAACAAGCTTTCTCATAACTTGCTACTTCTTCTTGATATGTTTTTAATAATCTGGTTTTTGTATGCCACAAAAACAATTTTAATTTAATTCTTTTAAATAATCTAGTTATCATATTTTTTGTTTATGGTACAAATATAGATAAAAAAATAAATAAAAAAAAATTTCCAGAAAAATTTTTAACAATAACTTCCTGAACAGTGTTTTTTACCGTCCAAACCTTTTATCTTACCTTTACAAACTTGAACGGCATATCCGTTAGCATATGCGGATGGATAAACATCAAATTTTGATTTTGCTGCGGATTTACCTCTAGCACAAAGTGGTGTTCCTGTTTTCTTACGACCTTCCATCATGACCATATCTTTATCATCAATATTCATTGATAATTCCATACCGTCTTTTTTTGTTTCATTCATTAAGAAATCAAACACTTGGTCCATATTATTTTTTGCCTCAGAAATATGATCTTGAGCCCAATCGTGACCATTCTCTAAAATAGATTCAACCATTTCAGGATCTAAATCTAACAATAGGTCACATTGTCTTCTCATTTGTTCTAAATTAGAAAAGAACATATATCTATTACCACGATCCTCATTTTCTTTAAGGATTTTTTTAATGATCAAATTAAGATCAGATTCTTTTAATTTAATTACTTTTTTCATAGTTTAACCATTTAATCCGTTACCCCCAATGAGTACCATGTTTAATTGTACCACATCACCACCATCTTGACTACTCCAAGTTGGATGAGGTGGGTTTACAGATACTACAGTAGAACCAGTTGCTCCCGTAGTACATATTTGAACACAAACCGTTGAAAGTGTGTTTGCGCTTGTTGTTGTTAATTCTCCGTCTCCCATGACTTTTGTTTTTTATTATTTTTTATTTACGATTTGAAACTTAATCTGTTTCTTATAAGTATTAACCTCACCACTACTTAACACTTTTATGTCAATAAAATATTCGTTAGGTATTTTATCTCTTGTATCAAATATAAAGTAATATTCATTAGGGGTTCTATTAATTTTGGTCCAATCTTGTACTTGTACTTCAGTAGAACCTTCTTTCACATAAACTCTATAAGAAGCATCTACTTTAAGTAAAAGTTGATTAGTCGTATATGCCTTTTTAATAACCACACCTACTTTACGAACATCGGTATTTAATATTTTTTCGTCTTGTTTAATACCATAGAAATCAAATCCGTAAATTGATGGTTCCTGTGATAATGTACCAATCTGTAAAGATTTCTGTAATGGGTATATTGCAAACTCATTAGTAACATTTGGTAATGGGAATCCATTCAAATAAAGGTTACTCCAAACATCATTAAATAAACAAGGTGTTTTATATCCAATCAGTGGGGGAATAACAACTTCATATATACCTTTTGCTCTACGACAAGTCGTTAAACCTGTTAACCCTGGTATGGCAGTACAAGAGGTATCTCTAATTTCCACAACAGGATCAAAATCCAAATTTTGGAAGTCACCATCTTCATAAACATAAAGATATAATTTGTTAACTTTACCTAACACAAATAAATTTCTATCATCTTCAATTAGGTCATCATAGTTTGTTTGTAAGAATGGTTCGTAGAATGTTTGGGTATGTCTTGTGAAAAATCCCACAGAATACGTTCCGGTGGTCCCTGAGATGTTTTCTACTTGTGGTAGATAAGCAATACCCCAACCAACAGGATCAGGGATAGAACCATCTAATATTGAGTTAATTTCATTTGTCATGTTAAACTCAATATTTTCATCCCCAAATTCAAAGTGTTGGGTATCCACAATTTGTAGTTGATTATAATTAAACAACCCATTATTAGTATTACTATAAACACCAGGTTCTTGCCAAGTATCTATTGTTGTGGTTGCCGACCAATTTGATGGTCTATCTGAATAATTTTTATCTTCAAATATTACGGTACTTGTTGGGATATAATCATACCCCACACCTTCATCCCAATTTTGTGAAGTTCCCGATACGGAATTAAGTGGTATTCTAAATAAGAATAAATCAAATGATGTTGCTCTATATCTTCCTTGTGATGTTGATGTATTTAAGAAGTCCTTATCAAAATATGATGTGTTAGTCATATTTAATGTGTGTGTCATTGCTGACGTACATCCTGTTGATATGGTACCATCATTAATTTTTTGAGTTAGTAAACTTAGATCAATATCAAAAATAAATCTGCTAAACCCTCTTGGGTTAACAATACCATCCTCACCATAATATAATTCCATTACAGGGTTTCTACCTGTATTTGTTAGATTATTATATATTATAGTGTTATTCCTACTAAAATATGAATTATTAATTGACATTATACTTTTTTATATAAATATCAATTAATTCGGATATTTTGATTTAGAATGTTATTTTCAGCGTTATTAATAGTTTCTTGAATTTTTCTACCTGAAACTCCGGCATTAGGGTATTCTTTAATTGGTGGTAAACCAGGGAAAGCGTGTACGTGTGTTAACATGAAGTCAACTATCTGATTTAATAAAACCATAAGTTCTTCACCCCTAACCATAGAGTTTGTTCTATTGTATATATCTATCGCTAGTTTAGATTGGGGGATACCATACAGAGTATCCTTTAAATCTATTTGGAATTTATTCTTAGATTTATTTGTTAATAAATATAGTTTGTCTCCACCCAATACTGAGTAAGTCACGGGTTGTACTAAGTAATCACGTTTTTCTATCTCAACACTTTTAAGTTCTGGTAATATACCTAATTTCTCAGGGGATCTTTTCCAAACTAAACCAAAACCTCTTTCATCATATGCATAACTTAAAGAAACTTTGTTATTTAATAACATAACTTTACTTGATTGTAATATATTGGATGTCGCATTTGCTAATGATGCAAACCCTGTTACAATGTATTCATAGGTTGTTTGATCAGGACCATAAAAGAACGGAAACTGATTACTAATTGTTTGATTTGGATACCCTAAAGATGGGTCCCAAGAAATTTCACCTTCATTTACACCTCTTATCAATTCATTAATAATGGTGGAAGCATCACTTAACGATTTACCCGTAAATGTAATTTCATAAATGGGACTTATTGTTTGACCAGCAAGTAAATCAATACTTTGATTAATAACGGATACTTTGTAATTATCATTATTACCCGGTAATGAATACACACTTACTTTACCATCATATGTTGCTGAAACCGAATTTAAGTTAGTGACAGACCACTGAACATATGTTTTTGTTGAGATATCCTCAAATGTCTCTGAAGTAACTGTTTCAGTTCCGTTATTAACGTTTTCTAATTCAAAACTTGAGATCTGTAAGAAACTTCTTAAATCATTTCTAACAACAGGTATGTTATTATTCCCTGAAGATAATGTTTTACCTGCTCGTATTAAAACTTCATTTTCTTTAACCACAACATCGGCAGTACCTCTACCTAAAACGGCATTATCTCCTGGTAATGGATAAACACCAGTTAAAGATACGTTAACTTTACCTGTTGTTGGATCTATAGGAGAAAATGCTTGTTGTAGTTTTTCACCACTTGCCAACACTGATTGGGCATTATTATAATCTTCTTTTTTATTATTCCACGGACGACTTATTGGTCCTTGAATATAAAATTTGTTTGCATCAATAGGTTCTGCCTTATTGGAATAGAATATGTGAACATATTCACCAACTTGAGGAATTTGATTAAAGTAGTAAGGTATTAATGGGGTAAAAATTAACGGGTCATTTTCTTTCCATTTATCTGTTTTTGGATTGAAGTTTTCGGGATAAATATATGCCTGTACTTCGTCCTTAGGTTCGACCCTAATACGACCAATTAATAAAGGATCATCAATATCTGTGACCCTACCAAAAAATATAATTTTATTATTTTCCATTTCTTGACTTATACTCCTTTAATATTGTATTATACGCAACTTCTAATTTATCTAAATGATCGGTCATTTTAATTAAACTTTCTTTAGTTAATTCAAAATCCTTTTTAACAAATTCCAACGCAACTACCAAATCTTTATTTGACCTTGTTTTATGTTCTCTAATGATTTCAGATATTTCATTAGCCGTAACTTTAATATTTTCACTATTATATTCCATAATTTATAATTTTTTTCCGTAAACTACTTGAGGTATTGTTGTACCAATAGGTAGAACACTTAATGGGTCCACCGCAATTTGCACCTGACCATTTTTTGTTTCTTCTTCATCAATCGCCCCAATTATTGCATCTGCCGCGGCTAAAAATAAATTCGGACTTCCATCGGGCATAGGACCTGTAGGTAACCCTAATTCATCAAACCTCTCAATGACCTTTAACATTGTTCTTGTTTTTGAAAACCCTGTTAAAACTCTACTTGCAACCAATAAAGGATATGGTAAAGGTTTCTTTTGCGCCTTCATCGCCTTTTCAACTAGACTTAAAACAGACAATAAATCATCTATAACACTTTTACACTGTCTAAAATCCGTCACCAATTTTGTTATTAATGCAACTAAAGACAAAACTAATAATGATTTCTTTACAACGGATTCATTCTTTATATCCGCCAATATTGATTGTGTTAAAGCAATAATGTCCGCTTTTATAATATCAAATAATATCTTCACAAAAAGAGCCATTACCTTAGACGCTAATTGAACTATATAAGTTTTAAATTGTTTCGCAAAATCCATCAAAGAATTAACCGAGTCTACGGTATCTTGACCTAATGATTTGGACATAACCATTATTGGGAGAATTGTTTTTGGAGATAATATTGTCATTAATAATGCTCTTGGATACTCTTTTAGAAAATTAAGATCTATGTTAAGACCTCTTCTTTCAAATGGTTTTGTAATATTCTCAGCGGCATTATTGATCTCATTATTATTATTTGATCCGGGAGTAAATGTCAAACTTTCTAAAGTATCTAATACCGCATTCACATCAATTGGTAATTTAACGGTACCACAATCCTCAAATTCAACAACACCTAATTTAATATCCGATATGACAGAATCTATATATCTTAAATCAACCTCATTAAATTCAAAAAAAGCATCATCAACAACATCGGTTTGAGATATTTTTGCAACACCAGAAACATCAATCTCTTTAGTTTCATCAAAACACATACCAAAGATACGTTTCATTATCATTAAAAATTTGGTAAAATCAATTAATTTTTTATCTCCATCTTTTTTTTCAATTGAGATGGCTCCGGTTAATTGATTTATTAAATTTGTGAATAAGTATTGATAGTCAATTAAATCTATTGAGGAATAATAATCTTTGAAAAATTCCGATACTTTGTTAGTGTTATTTGATCTTGGTTTTAGATCCACTTTAAAAAAATTACCAATAACTAAATTACCACCAATGGCAGTGTAATTTTCCACATATGTAATATCAAATAAATCTTGGGTGGACGGACCTTTATAATCAACACCAGCAAAAGATGGTGACGAATATGGAACATTAATGTTTTGTATTCTATTATATAACTCCTTATTCATTGAAAATGGGATAGAGTTATAATTTATTGGATTTTTTTCGTAAGATATTTTACCAACAGCCTCATTTGGATCTTCCTTTAAGAGACCAAGAAAATCGATAGCACCTACCTTTATATAAACCGTTGTATTAGCAGGAAATTCTTGTTCTGATTCACACCCAACGGCTTTTACACCCAATTCTGATATGATATCAAAAATTTGAGGTTTTATTTGTTCTATTGCGGTAACAAATGTTTTTTTTAAATATTTTGCGGTTTTTTTATCTCCATTTTTTTGAGTTAGAAATTTAATTTCTAACATTTGATCAAATTGAGTTTTAAAATCTTTTTGAAATTTTTGTTTTGCCTTTTCCGCAGATGATAATTGTTTGTTAGCAAATTTACCAAATTTACTTTCTAAACCACCACCCCAATCTTCAAATGAGTCACCGGCTTTTTTCTCAAGTTGTTTTATATCTTTTTTAACTTGATTATATTTTTGTTTTGTGGTAACTTCTTTCTTAATTTTTTTATATCCGTCATCTATATCTAATGGCATAATTATTTCATTTTATAATTTTTATCATCAGAAATATCTTTATGTATTAAATTTTGGATTGTTTCGTCATCAAGATCCA